AAAAATCTTTCAACTATATAGACTTTTATGGCATATTCCGGTAAGTATAGAGTGAAGAACATATCGAAGTACAAAGGCGATCATACTGCAGTTGTATTTAGATCCATGTGGGAGCGCCATTGTTTTAAGTGGTGCGATGATAATCCAAATATAAAAGCCTGGAGTTCAGAAGAAACTGTAGTTCCATATTTTTATGAAGTTGATAAGAGATACCATCGTTACTTTGTTGATCTTAAAATCACGTTTAAAGATAATAGAACACTTCTTGTAGAGATTAAACCTGAAAAAGAAACTATGCCACCACAAGGCAAACGTAAGACAAAACAATACATTAATGAAGGATTAACGTACGTTAAGAATATGAATAAGTGGGAAGCCGCAAACAGTTTTGCACAAGATCGTGGATGGGAGTTTCAGATATGGACAGAAAAAACTCTACAAGAAATGAAGATTATGCCAAAACCGATTAAGAAATTAAAGCCGCTTGGTCCTGTGAGAAAAAAGACGAAATAACATATAAATAGTGGTATGACAAATATATTTCAAAAACTAGAGTACGAAGCTTTTCGAGCAGGTATTACTCCAAGGTCAAGAGAATCAATGGATTGGTTTAGGCGTAAGGCGCAATCGATGGGTCGTGTTGATCGTCGGCAACTCATGAATCAAGATCCTGTTGAGTTAAGAAATCGTGGTATACTTGGTAATATGTACATGTATTTCTATGATCCGAAAACAAAAGATACTCTGCCATATTATGACAGCTTTCCATTGACTATTGTAGTCGGGCCCGCGGCTGGTGGATTCTATGGATTAAATCTACATTATCTTCCGCCTGTGTTACGCGCTCGAATGCTCGATGGTCTAATGGATATTACAAATAATAAAAGCTATGATGAAACCACAAAGTTTCAAATTCGATATAATATGCTGCAACGTACTTCTAAATTAAAATATTTTAAACCGTGTTTTAAACATTATTTAAATGAACATGTAAGAAGTAGATTTGCTCTTGTGCCTGCTCCTGAATGGGAGATAGCAACATTTTTACCAACTGCTGATTTCCAAAAATCAAGCAAAGCTACAGTATATAGAGATTCAAGGAAAATGATCTAATGGTTTATAGCGTCGATCAATTAAAAGGTGCACTAAGCAGAGGCATTGCTTCACCTAATTTATTTCGTGTATATCTTCCAGCATTACCAGGAATCGTAGATACTCGTACGCTGAATCTACTATGTAAAAATGTACAATTGCCCGGACGCCAAATTCTTACGAATGAAAGAATTATTGGTATGAAGCAGGTTAAACAAGCATATGCATATGCCCAAGATGATATATCTTTAACTTTTCATGTTACAAATGATTACAATCTAAAACGATATTTTGAAGCTTGGCAGAGTTTAGTTGTAAATCCTGTAACGAAAGAATTAAATTATCCGGACGAATATGGATTTGAAGTACGTATCGAACAACTTGAAAAGGGTGCAGCTTTCGATCTGCCTGTTGATATTAACTTTAATCTTGGATTCTTAAACATAGATATAGATATTGATTTATTTACCGATGCAAAATCAGTGTATACTTGTGTATTACAAAAAGCGTTTCCTACGACCATGAACGCTATTGAATTTAATAATGAACAAAATGGAATGGTTGAATTGAATGTGCAATTATCATATAAGGAATGGAGTTCTGTATAATGGCCTTACCTAAACTAAATAATGTACCAAAATATGAAGTGGTAATTCCATCTACACAACAAACAGTACGTTTTCGCCCTTATCTCGTAAAAGAAGAAAAAGTACTGATGCTCGCTATGGAATCTCAGGATACTCAGCAAGCTTTAAATGCTGTAGTGGATACTATTGAATCATGCGTAGAAGATGGTATTGATAAATCTAAACTTACGACCTTTGATGTAGAATATCTTTTTACAAGAATCAGAGCAAAGTCTGTTGGTGAAGGAGCAAAAGTAAATTTAAAATGTTCTGAATGCGAAACACCAAATGAAATGATTATTCCTATCGAAGAAATAAAAGTTGATGTTCCCGATATTTCGAATAAAATTAGTATTACAGACGATATTCATGTAACACTAAAATGGCCTCGCTATAATGATATTATGGATCTAAATGATTTTAAATCTCAAACTGAAATGACTTTTAAAATGATTATCAGATGTATGGAATCGATTGAAACCGGTGATGAAAGAATCATGGTGAAAGATGAACCAGAATCTGAAGTAGTAGAATTTATCGAATCTTTGAATAGTGAACAATTTGGAAAAATTCGTGAATTTGTTGAAGCGATGCCTCAACTAAAACACAAAATTGATTTTACATGTATAAACTGTAATCATGAAAATAAAATTGAACTACAGGGGATGAACGATTTTTTGTAATATGCCTTTCTCATGATAATTTAATTAGTTATTATAAAACTAATTTTGGATTAATGCAGCATCATAATTATTCATTAACCGAACTTGAAAATATGATACCGTGGGAAAGGGAAATATATTTAACACTGCTCATTGAGTATATTAAAGAAGAGAATGAAAGAGCGAGGGAAAAAAATATAGGTAGAAAATAATGGCAGAAGCTACACTCGGCGATCTTATAAAAGAAGTAAGACAAACAAATAAATCTCAAGAAGAAACGACTGGAGCAATTCAGGCGCTTACAAAAGTTTTTGCCAAACAATTTACTGCACAAAAATATGGTGCAGGCGATAAATTAGAAGATAAGATCGAAGGTAGTAAAAAATCTGGTGGAGGAATAACTTCTGCTGGTGTAGCTCAAGCTATCGATCTTCCAGGCGGTAATATGTTTGGTGGTATATTCGCGACAATTAAACAGCTTACTGCCTTAGCCGCTGGTTTTGCCGCGAGTGTTGCTGCAGTTGTTGGAGCATTTGCCGGACTTCGTGGTTGGGAATTAGGTGTTCTCACGAATTTAGATAAAATAAAAACAAGATTAATTGGTCTTATTCCAGAAGGAATCACTACTAAAATTGGTGATGCCATGGATACTCTTCGTACGAGCGTAGCTAAATTCTTTGGTATCGATCCAATGAACGGTAAGCTATTAGCTAACGGATCTCGCATTGGTCCGAATGGATTCCTTCCAAAAGTAGACTATGCTAAAAGCTTTCCTCAAATAATTGGAGAAGCTTTTGATAATTTTAGAAATAGCATTTTACAAAAATTTGGAATTGGAGCCGATGGTAAATTACTTGCATTAACAGGTGATGCAGCAGAAGATGCATCTCCATTAGCGCGTACTGTTGGTAAAGCAATTATTCAATTAAAAAGCTTCTTTAGACCTTTTACAAAAGCAAGTGAAGCAATGGGTAAATTGTTTACTAGTGATATATTTAAGAATATAACAAGTTTATTCGGAGCTGCAGGCGGTGGATTTTTAAAAGTTGCAAATAAAATTCTTTGGCCTATTGGATTTATATTTTCATTATGGAAGGGTATTACAGAATATCAAAATTCAGATGCTGACGGGTTTATCGCAAAATTGGGTGACGGTGTAGGCGGATTTCTTGGAGATTTTATTGGCGCGCCATTTGATTTATTAAAAAAGGGTGTGGCTTGGATTATTAAAAAATTATTTGGCGTAGAAGTCAACGCAGACGGTACAGTTCCAGAAGGACAAGGCTTACCAGGTTGGATTGTCAAACAACTTAATAGTTTTTCTTTTGAAGAAACTATTAGCTCAATTGTATCTGGTTTATTTGGTGTAGTGCAAGGCGCAGTAGATTGGGTCAAATTATTATTCACAGATCCTACTGAAGCTATCAAACAACTGTGGACAACTTATATCGGTGTATGGAATGGCTTTGGAGATTTCATTTATACTAAACTTGTAAAGCCAGCAGTCGAATGGGTGTCAGGATTATTTGGATTTAATACTGAAGAACTTCCTACTTGGGAAGGATTAAAATCGATTGCATCTGAAGCATTCTATTCTGTTAGAGATTGGGTTAAAGGTAAATTTACCGGAGGCTTTGAAGAATTAAAAGATCTTGCAACTGGATTAGGTGATATAATTAAAGCAGTCGGAGATAATCTAGGACTTATCAAAGATATTCTCGTTGCAGAAGTTCAATATCAAATAACAAGAATTAGTAATGGATTTAAAAATTCTTTTGATAGAATTGCAACTTTTATTAATACACTAGGTGATAGACTTTATATTATATTATCTGAAAATTTGCAATTTACTATGCCTAGAATTGCTATTCCTCTGCCATGGCCAATTGATAAAGAACTTGTTGTTACAGAAGGATTTACAGTTGGAGTTGGAGATGCCCAAAGTAGAGCAGCAAGACAGACAAAAATTGATAATGCATATTCTGCAATGGAAGGTAGAATAGGCGATAGAAATAGTGAAACTGCTAATGCATATGCCAATGTTGAAAATCTATATAGAGATTTAGTATCAAATTTAGCAAGTCAACCAGTTGTAATTAATCAGGTTGATAATAGTAATAATTCAACCAATACAAGTACATCATCGAATGTAAGTAATTCAGGCGGATCCACTGATAGATCAGCTCCTCTTTATGATCCTGTATTCTAATAAATCAAAAGGGAGGCCTTCCATGGTGCCTCCCTTTCTAGCTTCTCTGTATACCGGAAGCCCGTACCTCATTACGTGCTGAGGGTCACACACCATTCCTTGAGCTGCAGACTACAAGGATGGGTTTTTAGTCCGCTGCTGCTAACTTCGCAAAGTAGCTCAACGTATCATCGTCATCTTCAACATTCACTTGTTCGGCAGTAACTGGTTCCATACGAGATGGTTCAGGCGCCTCAACTGGTTCGTTGATTTGACGTGTCTGTGCCATTGTTGGTTCACCTGCAGAAGCAAACTCACCAAGAACGGTTGACAGTTTAGTTTTGAGTTCATCATAAGTTTTATAGTTTGCAGGATCTGTCCATTCGGTTAGATCGTACATCTTATCATAAACCGTTTCGAGACGTTCGTCGTCTCCGCCAAGTAATGGAGCTGGAGCAGAAAACTCAGATTTGTCATAGTTACGATAACCTTCGACATTACGAATCTTAAGTTTAAAATCAGCACCTTCCCACATATCAAATGGATTTACTGGTTCTTCATCAGCAAATTCTGGTTGCATCATATCCATTACTTTATC